GGAAGCTTTCTCACTAGCTGTTTCTCTTTTTTTAAAAGTTGCAATATCCCTATCCCATTGGTCGCCTTTTTCTTTATAAATTTTAGCCCCCATAGTTCGTTTTTTAGGGTCTTTTGAGCTTAATAATTTCTCTGCTCCAGCCCAATGTTTTTTTAACCATAATTCTTTCACATCTCCTTTTAATGCTTTTTCTAAAAGAGGTTGCTTACTTTCTCTACCTAGAAATGAACCACCCGATTTAATATATAAATCAGCTAAAAGCATTTCTTCTTGGTCTTCTTTACTCAATCCTCTCTCAATTACATTAAAACCAATAGATGTATTTGTATAATTTTTTCCTGTATTTTCTGTAAAGGCTGGTGCTTTTATCCCAGCCTGAGCATATGCATTTTTTACTCTTTGTACGGCTGTTACAGCAGAGCCTTGGACAAAATTGCCTGTTTTTTCATCTTTTGCAGTCATTTCATATTGAAAATAACCTTGACCTGGACCTACTTTACCACCACCAGAATTTTGAGCAATATTTCTATTTTTACTTTCTACATAACCTATTGTATCTATCATATTATCTATTTGTTTGTCAGTAGCCCCAAATTCGTTTTTATATTTTTCTCTCATTAAAGACATTATCTTCTTTTCTTTAAAGCTCTTTCTCTAGCTGCTTTCATTTCGTCTGTTGCTTGAAAGTTTCTAAAATCAATATCATTTTCTGAATTAATAACTCTACCCATGACGGATTGGTCTTTTTTTTTTGCTTGTCGTTCAGCACTAAAAGCTATATTGTCTTTAATCTTTTTTAATTCTTTTATAGCTTCTACAAAATCTTTAACTCTTACTGGAGTTTGCTTTTTCCAATTACTTGCACCTTTTTCTTTTTTTCTTGGATTTACCCATTCTAATTGGTCAATAGCTTCCTTGAAGTCACCAGATTTTAAAGCCTTATAAGCACTTGGAAATTTTTTCATCCAATTCGTACCCATTTGAAAATTAACAGAACCTAGTGCTTCTATAAATTGTTCGTGTTCACTTACACCTAAATCACTTGCTTGTTCAATGGCTGCATCCCAAGCTTTTATTGAATCTTTTTCCATCCATCTTTCCCTAACATCTTTTGGAATTTTAGTTCCTTTAGGGTATATCTTTTTTTCATCTTCTAATAAAAGATGCCCTACTCCCCCAGTAAGCTTGCCTAGGCTATCTAAATATGATTTAGAAACACTTCCTTCTCTGTGTTCCAAGTGAGACATAAATGATTTTGTTGGTTTTCCTTTTTCTGCCATTACTTTCTCCAAAGTGTTATAGGTTTACTTACTTTTACATTCCAATCGTAGCCACTTCCAAACGGACCCTTTGCTTTTTTGTATTTAAAATCTAATCCTATGTCTTTAGGTAGATTGAACTTAGCTTTTCCGTGAGTGCCTACGTCTAATGAAAACTCACCTCTATTAACTCCAACTTTCATACCAACTAGGTCTTTAAGACTTGATTGCATGAATTTTGGTTCTTCTGGTTTAGGGGATAGTTTTCTTAAACTTTCTTTTACTGTTTGATATGAATAGGGAGAGAGGTCAGGTGTACCACTTGCGCTAGAAAGGATTCTTCCAACATTCCAACTTGTATCAAGTTGAGCAGTAGCGGTTGTATCACTATATGATTTTTCTTTACCTGCCACAATAACCTCCTTAAATGCGACTAGTTAAGCAACTATCCAGCTCTTAGGCTTTTTCTTTGGCACATACCAACTTTTGCTATTTTCATCCCTTTCGATATTAGGTGGGAAAGCATGAAGTTGAGAATAGTATAGAGTTTCTATAGTATCATCGTGTGCCATTCTCGGTCCGAATGTAATAATTTCATTAATTAAATCAAACATATTATCTCGCACATAAATTGTACCCATACTAAATCGTCCAGATAGACCAGAATAAACTCGATTCATCTTATTTTGCCCCCCAGGTTTTTCTGGAATAACAGCAATATCAAACTTATTTAGTCTTCGTCTTTCTTCATTCAATGCTTGAAATACACTTCTGTTCATAGCTACGTCTTCAACAGTACTTGATGTTGCATGATACTTTTGGTGCATTTCTATTATGTAATCGACAACTCCCTTTTTGCCCATACTTTCACCTTCCATTGTCTTTTGACCTATCGTTGGTACTGAGCGATGTCTTTCGTATTCTAATACATAGAGATTATTTTCTTTGTCAATGGCGATAGCCATGATAACAGAAAAGTCAGACTCTTTAGTATCAATGTCAGTAGCAGGGTCACAACCAATAAAAGTATTGACTGGAACTTGTTCCCCACCGATGATAATATAGTTTTGATTTGTCTCTGTGTTATATTCATAATACCCCTTCCAATATTTTATATGATGTCTTGTCCACAAAGCGTCTTCAAGACTCTGAACTTCCATCATATACTCTTGATAGAATTTTGAGGGTTGCCCAGAATCTTGGTAGAACTTCTTTTTTTCTTCTAGTTTTGAAGTTGGAAACCATCCTTCCCATAGCGGAGAACCATTGGGTAAAACAGCTTTATAAGTGATTAGTCTCCACGCAAAGTCTTTATTATCTGCTTTAGCCCTCTCATGATTGATAAGAAGGTTGTTGATAAAAGAATCATAATGGACAGGAGTACCGTTAACACGAAGACGACCAGTATGAGGCTCAATTGCAGGATAAACGACAGCAGTAACGAGATTCGCATTTTTATCCCGCGCTTCTCTTGTGATTGTGTTTGCTTCGTGTTCGAAGTCGTCAAGAACGATAAGGTCGTACCTCTTGTGTAGCTTTGCTCCTCCTCTGATTCCTGCGACGTTGCTTTTTGAAATAAGTTTGCATCCATTAGATAATTCTACGTCCTCCTCTGTCCATTTAGAACCTTTTAGTTTACCAAAATAGTATGTGAACCTATCATTGAACTCAAGATGATGTTTGATATAGTCCATATTACCAACAGAAAGTTTTTGGGTAGCAGACACCCAAGCATAAAAAAGCATGTCATCTTTAGGACAGAATACAAAATCCTTTAAGATAGATGCCTTTGTTAGTACTGTCTTGCCATGACCCCTAGGAAGGATGATAGCCAATTGCTTACAATCCTTATCGTCAATAGAGTCAGCAACCTCATAGTGAAAGAAGGGAGTTTCACTTCTCATGAAGTCGTCTGGTAGAAAGAGCTTACCAAAAGAGATAAGGTCTTTATACGCTAGTACTAACGCTTCTTCAGCTTTGTTTATGTTCTGGCTGTTTATATTCGCCATCTAAATACTCTTGAAATTTTTCTTCTAATTCTTCCATTTTAAGAAAATCAACAAATGCTTTTTCAACAACATTTACTCTATCCAACATTTGAAACATAGACATCTCATAAGTACTCATACGTTTCATGAGGTCTCTTAAAGTAGGTTTATTCCTTTTCTTCTTCAACTAATCCTCCTATTATCCAACTCATCATTTTGCAATACTCCTCAGCATCCTTTAAATCTTTTGCCCAAAATTTATATCCATTAGCAGACGTAAATCTTTTATAATTATGTCTTATGTGGTATGGTTTATTCTTTTTTTTCATCTATTATGTAAAACATGCAGAATATTATTCTACAATCCTCCTGTGTTTTTCCCCAAGCCTTATTTGGGTATTTAGAATGAAATGCATTTGATGGATATGTAACCAATCTATCCTCTTCTGCACTTATTACAAAATCAATATTCCAGTTTTTTAAACTATTCGCATCTTCTTTTAGAAGTCTATCATGTTCCTCATCTGTTACTTCTGGACAATATCTTCCATATATCCGATGTTTCCAAATAGCAGTTCCATTCAATGTTTTATCATTAGTTGATATATAATAGATACAAGCATTTGTTGGCTTTTTATCAAATATCCTTATGTCGCAATGTATTCTCCAATCTATATCTAATTCTTCAGTAGCCATTCTATAGTAACTAAAAATTGGAGTAATCTTAGTATTACCAGTTTCAAGATGTTTTATTATTGGTTTTTGAAGTTTATCAATATTGTCAACATCACAATGAAAAACCTTGTCGCCAACTTCATGACCTTTAAACTTAGCCGCATTCTTACAATAATCTAGAATACTAGAATGAAACTTTTCACCAAAGACATTATCTTCAATCGTTATCATTAATAAACCTTATGTTGTCATCAATAATAAAGTAAGATACTCCTGTTACCGATGTACTATTCTTCCTCAATGGAAGATATTTCACCATTATTTGAACTTTCATTTAATATTCTCCTATTTGCTCCCTCTAATTGCTCTGGTGAAAAACCTTGAAACATACCAATTACACCAACTTCTTTCTGTTTCATTGTCATTCCAGTTGTTCCTATTATCTTGCCAATCTCCTTAGTTGACTGAAGGATGATATTATCATCTTCACTAAAGTCAGCAAGATGTTTGAGTTTTCGTAGCACATATTCGTGGTCTAGACCATTCTCCTTTGCTACATCCATTACTCCTTTTTCTATTTCTTTCACTATACGCTCCTGCTTTAAAAGTACTACAGCTCTCTTTTTGGCTGTTTTATCGTTATCTTCATTGAAAGCATCCATGTAAGCTTTGACTGGACCGTGACCAGCAACAACGCTGGTGGTAAACAGTTTCTCTTTCTTTGTAGGATTCTTCCTTGTTTTTACATTACTCTTCTTTCCAATGGTCTTTGAGAATGTATATCTATTCTTATGTGAATCAAAGTCTGTATCCATCTTTGTTTTCTCATTTATCAAGAATGTACCAACAATCGTTCTACACCATCCTTTTGAATGTTTATAATTTTTTCTGTCATTAGGGTGAGTTATTCCTCCTACTTTCAATAACTGTACAATTCCTCCATCATCAGCCTCTACCCAGTCTCCTTCTTTAGCGTCTTTCCAGTATTTGACATATATCGAATCCTTACCCTCCATCTTGTATTCATCCATGTTTTCATACACATAATGCTTTTTGCCTCTTATCGTCTTATACTTCAATTTTCTTCCTCAATCTCTTATTCACTTTATCAAGTCTTTCTAACTGTACGACCAATCCATCTATCAATTCTAGTACTTCTACTTCTGCTTCGTATGTTTCTCCATCTATCTCTATACTCTCAAAGTTTTTTTTCTTATTCATAGACAGTTCTTCAAGTACTTTTTCCTGTAATTCTAATGGTAGTAATTCTAAGAATTTTAATGATTGTGCCATATTATCCTTGACATCGTATTGTTTATCATATATTTTATATTATATATATATATATATTATATATACTATGTATATCCATTTTTCTTTCTTTGGTACTTTCTTTCTTTTTGCAGTCTGAACAAAGTGTCTTAAACCCAGATTCCCCAGCAATAGGTTTGTCGCAATCAACACAATGAATAGGCATTGGCATGCCCCTAAAATAATGCTATGCCCAGGTGTTTCCAAATAAAATATCACAAAATGTTGTATGGTATATAACTCG